CATCCGCCCAAGCGCAGTGACTATGTGGGGGGAAACCATCCCCGAATCCCGGCAGTACCAAATTCAGGTTCTTTCCAAAGGAAAGTTTAAGGCAGCTAAGAAGGCTCAGGCCGCCTGACATCCATGTCCACCGATCCATTGAAGCCAGATTAGAAGAGAGCAGTCCCCATGCAAACGTCCAGTTCCAGACACACCGTACAAACCCGTGATCAGGTGCTGGTCGCCCATGCCCAAAATCAGATCGCCCGTACCAGTCTGAGCCAGGACGATTTTGCCCAGGCCTTGAGCCGCGAACTTCACCTGTCGATTCCTGATCGCGCCAAGAAGAAAGAGGTACCGGACTTCAATTCTGCGGAGCTGACCGGCGACGTGAATGAGTTCGTGAAAGCAACCGGCCGCTGGCTCAAGCGTGTTCAGCGCTGGCTATCCGGCGATCAGGAAATGCCGTCGTGGCTGGAAGAGTCGTGGGTCAATGCCCTTGAGCCTGAATTCCGCGACCACTGCGTAAACGAACTGGCGAGCCGCCACGGCCTGATCGGCGCCCGCCAGATGACCAGCGACCAATGCGCGAACAAAAGCTTCGGCGCATTGATCCGTGCCCTTGGCGATGTGATCGACACCGGCAGCGAAGTGTTTGACGACCAGGTGATGTGCGAGCAGGACCTGCCGCATTTGCCAGCGTTCGCCAAACAGTGCCGTCAGGTTGAAGCGAAGGCAGGGGAGTTGCGCCGTAAGGCTGAGGCTCTTCTCAACGGCAAGCCTGCGCTGAAATCCATCGCCTGAATCTGAGGCACAAAAAAGCCGACGTACGAGGTCGGCTGATTCGATAACACTTTGTGAGACCGATTATATGCAAACCCTGCCACATATCAATAGCACTACCAATCTCGCGCCACGTTTTTCGCAATCTGAAAACGTGGCGCGCATTAGCTCGCATACAGTTTACCCGGCGGCCTGACATGCAATACACCGTCACGATTAACCAGGTGAAGGCGCTGGAGTGGGGACTGAATTCTCAGCAGGCCCTGCTGTTCGCCTTCGTCTACGGCTGCCCGAGCTGGACCAAGCCAATCAAGACCGATGACGGGATCTTCTTCGCGCTGAGCAAGGCCAAGATCATCGAGGAGCTGCCGCTGCTCACTGACAAGCCGGACAGTGCTTATCGCATGCTGAAGGCCCTGGAAGAGGCGGGTTTGATTGAGCTTCGCTTTGAAGCATTACGACTCACCGAAAAAGGCTGTGAGTGGAACCCGGACCGTATGGGCCACGTCACAGCTCACCAACCGCCGGTCCTTCCACCCCGGCGCAGGACGAATAAGAAACCAATCCCGTTTGGCCTTCGTGCTCAAGTATTCGCCCGTGACGGTCAGGCTTGTCTGCGCTGCGGCTGCTCGGTGCTGATGCGTTTGAGGGCTGATCATGTGGTTCCTGAAAGCCAGGGCGGAGAGGCCTCTTTGGGCAATCTTCAAACCCTTTGTATGTCCTGCAATAGCTGGAAAGGCGTGCAGACGATTGATTTTCGCACCTTAGCGGGAGGTGCGGCATGAGCATGACTCTCATGGTGGCCGCGATGAAACTTCGCGTCGGTAACCCATTGCGGAAGTTGGTGCTGATCAAGCTGGCCGATAACGCCAGCGACGTTGGCGAGTGCTGGCCTTCCTATCAGCACGTCGCCGATCAATGTGAAATCAGCAAGCGTTCAGTCATGAACCACATCACTGCTTTGTGTGACGCAGGACTGTTGCGTAAAGAAATTCGAAAGGGTGGGCCGAAGGGGAATTCGTCGAACGTGTACTTTCTCACTCTCGATGGTGGTGCACCTCCTGCACCAGGGGTAGTGCAGCAGATTCACCAGGGTGGTGCAGCAGGTTCACCCCCTAGTGAATCTCCTGCACCAGGGGGTAGTGCAGCAGCTGCACCCAGAATCAGTAACTCTCTTGAACCAGTCATAGAACCGGTCATTGAACCAATTACGCCCCAGGCTACCGCCAAGGTCGTGACGGGGCAGGTCGTGCCATTTGTTCCGCAGCAACCACGAGTTGAGATCCCCGCCGACATGCCAGGGCCGAAGGATCAGACCTGCAAGACTTTCAAAGTCTGGGCCAACTACGCCATGGCCTACCGCAAACGCTACAACGCCTGGCCGGTTTGGAACGCCAAGTCTGGCAAGCAGATGGCATTGCTCGTCGACCGCCTCGGCGCCGATGTTGCCCACCACGTCGCGGCGCACTTCCTGAAAACCAGCGATGCCGCCGTCTTGCGCAAGTGCCACAGCCTCAACGAACTGCTGGCCAACGCCGAGAGCTACCACACCCAGTGGGTGACCGGGCAGCGCATCAACGGGACAACCGCCCGCCAGATGGAACGGACGGAGGCGAACCACTCCGCAGCCGAGCAGGCCGCCCAGATGGTCCTGGCCAAACGCCAATCAGGTGAACGAAATGAATACCTCTGAAATGAACGACCAGCAGGTTGCAGGGCTGGCCGCCGCCATCTGCGCAACCGCTGAGGCCATGGGTCAGGAAATGAACCCAGGCACTGCCGCGATGATGGCCGAAGACCTCTGCGCCTATCAGGTACCCGTCGTCAAAGCCGCGTTGAAGTCCTGCCGCTTCGAAGTGAAGGGCAAGCTGGCTATGGCCGACATCCTGCAGCGTGTCCAGACCTCCGACGGCCGCCCTGGGAAGGACGAGGCCTGGGCCATTGCAATGACCACCAACGACGAATATGAAACCGTGGTGCTGACCGACGAGATCCAACTGGCACTGGCTGCCGCGAAACCCATCCTGGATGGCGGCGACAAAATCGGCGCGCGCATGGCGTTCATCGACGCCTACCAGCGGTTCGTGAGCCAGGCCCGCGAGGATGCGAAGCCCGTCAACTGGCACGTTTCGGTCGGCTTTGACGCCAACCGCCGAATACAAGCTGTCACCAAGGCCATGGAGCTGAAGCGCATCCCTCGCGAACACGCCCAGAAGTACCTGGCGGACTTGAGTATCGAGCCCGTCACGGAAGATGGCCGCGCGATTGCGGGTTTGCTTACTGGCACCGTTACGCGGCCAGCGCCGGCTCTTCGCGAAAAGCTTGAGCTCGTGAAGTCATCGATGCTGGAGATGCGTGCAGCCAGCGCTGAGAAAAAAGACGAGATCCGGATTGAAGCGGCCAATGAGTTGGCAGACCGCCGGGCGCTCCTCATCAAGCAGGCCCGAGAGCTGGAAGAGAAGAGGGCGGTGCAATGACCGACAAGATCAGCGTCAACTGCCAGGCCAAGCTCACTGAGGCCATCACATGCCTGACCACCATGTACCGGGACAAGAAGTTTGTGGTGGTCTCCCTGCGCCCAGGCAAGGACCGTACGCTCGACCAGAACCGGCTGTGGTTCGGGATGTACAAGCGCATCGCCGAGATGACCCAGATCGGCGATGCGGCCGACGCCCGCCGTTACTGCAAGCTGCACTTCGGCGTGCAGATCCTGCTGAACGAGGACGCTGGGTTCCAGGCCGAGTGGTACCGGGTCATGCGTCATCTGCCATACGAAACGAAGCTGGCCATGATGGGCGAGTGCCATTTGTTTGGCCCTGATGGCTTCCCGGTGACCAGCCTGTTCAATCGCGCCCAGGGCGTCGCTTACACCGACCGCATCGCCGCCTATTTCACAGGCCAGGGTGTGGTTTTCAATGATCTGCTCAGCAAGGAGGCTGCATGATCGCCAAGCAACCCAAACCGAAGAAGTGCAAGAACCCCGCATGCGGCATCAGCTTCCCGCCGCAGCGCCTAGGCCAAGCTGTATGTAGCCCGAAGTGCGGCCTGGCCATCAAGGACGTGAACCAGGCGAAGGCCCGTAAGTCGCTGGCCCAGGTTAATCGCCGAGAGATCAAAGTCCGTAAGGAGAAGCTGAAGAGCAGGGCGGATCACCTGCGGGAGGCCCAGGCCGCAGTGAATGCGTACGTGCGCCTTCGCGACGCGTATCTACCGTGCATCAGTTGCGACTCGATGCCCAACGACAATGACCTCATGACCGGCAGCCGTTGGGACGCCGGACATTACCGTTCTGTCGGCGCCTGCCCGGAGCTGCGCTTCGAGCCGCTGAACATCCACCGTCAGTGTGTGAAGTGCAATCGCAACCTTTCCGGCAACGCTGTGGAGTACCGCATCCGCCTGGTGGTGCGCATCGGCGCCGAGAAGGTGTCTTGGCTGGAAGGCCTTCACCTGGCTTGCAAGTACACCGTGGAAGAGATCAAGGCCATCAAGGCCAAATACCGAGCAATGACAAAAGAGCTGAAGAGGGCTGTCGCATGAATTACCAGAACGTTATTTCGGCAGTCGTCCGCGCTTTGGCGGCGGAAACCATCAACAGCGCCGGAGGGTGCAACATCGAGCCGCGGGTACAGACCAGCAAGCTCAAGGGGGAGATCACCGGCAAGGATGCGGCACTGCTCGCCGACTGCATCGTTCACAAGCTGCTACACGCCCAGCTCAGCCCGCGCCATTGGAATGCGCTGGTTGCGAAGTACAGCACCCACCGTGGTCGAAAGATTGACTCCATCGGCCGGCTTGTCGCGGTGGTGCCATCTCCGGCGCCGAAGCGCTTTACTCAGCAGGCAGTTCTGGTCTGGGCGGTCCCGCGGCAGTCGAAGGGCATTCAGCGCGCCGTGGTTGAGGCGAAGGCGCCAAATCACCGGGAGAACAAGCAGGATGGTCAGTGGGATTGGCGCAACAGGGCGGCCGATGCAGATGTGGCCCGCGCCAACAAGCACGCCAGGTCGGTCGCCGAGTCGAGGCCGGGGGAGATGATCGTCCTGGCGGAGTCGAACTACGACATGACGAACTGGGATTCTCAAGGCCTGACAGAGCGCACATATCAGCGATGGAACAAAACCATCAAGGGGGCGCTGGAGTCGATGGTGGACGAGGCTTTGGTTGATGCGCAGCACATGCTTGAGGCCGTGGGAGTACTGGAGTGCGACGCGGCATGAAATACTCCCTCAAAAGGGCTTGCAATATCATGTCGCCATGTCGTAAATTACGTCCATCCTGTCATTCCGCGTGTCTTGAGGAATGATGACCGAGCACTGGCATGCGGTTATGTCACACCCGGGTGGTTGTTGATGGTAGTAGGTTTTGTGGTTCTGTTAATTTTTTGGTTCCTGCAAGCACTCACTGATTCACCAAAAGCAGTACAACAACTTGGACAAGAAGGGGAATGTCGTATGAATAAGGCCATTACTAAAGCACCTGTAAATCTCGTAGCAAATGCTTCTACCGCCTACTACGTCAACAACCTGCCCGCATTAACCATTCGGGTCTTCTGATTTTTCAGAGTCCTAAACGAGCAATAAGCCACTTGTCCGGCTGCCTCAATCCGAAAACCCGGCCCTAAAAAGCCGGGTTTTTAGTTTAATGGTCAGTCTTGAATCTCGACCTCGGTAACGGTCACAGTTTGGCGGGCAGCGTAAAAGCCGCGCTCTTTTAGTGACGCCATGACCTCTTCGCTCTGAAGCCCACTTGGCAGATCCGTGAAGTCGACCTGCCGATGAAACGTAAGATCTTTCAAGAATTTCGAGCCTTTGCCGGAGATTCGAGGAATCCCTTTCCCGTCTTCTACGATCAGGATTCTATCCAGACCTGGGTCGCGGTAGATATCTACAAGCATTGCAATTCCTCTTCCATGGTGGCGCCCTGATGGCGCCTCCTGTGCAAGCCTTGTTAGCACGATTTCTTTCGGTTTGCCAAACCGACCGCCACGTCGGTTTCTTTATTTCTCAAACTCCACTGTAGCCAGGACAGCCCTCGGGAAGGCCTGGACGTCGATAGCCGCATAGTGCGACGTACGGAATCAACACCGGCAGCCCGTGCACTCTGACCTCACATGCTTGCGGGATGGCGCGAGACACGAACAGCGCGATCGATGCATTGGGGCGTCGATGCTGGGATGGTCTTTGGCTGACAGCGGGAAAGACCGCGCACCTATTCAGGGCCTCGACATTGATTGGGGCCTTTCTGTTTTGGGCTATGCCCAGGCCAACGCAGGCCTTATTTATTCATGGAGTGACGATGGATCCTACTGACCTCGGCCCAGGCACAGCTACCTGGCTGGGCGGTAGTGCCACCGTTGTGCTGGGCGGCCTGCTATGGCTGCGCCGGTTCCTTTCAAAGGATGCGACTGACCGCGCGATGGACAGCGCCGATATCGGCACACTCAAGCGCCTGAACGAGCTGCTGAACCAGGAGCGCGCCGCACGCAAAGAAGCCGAGGCCCGCGCCGATCAGTTCGCCAAGGAGCGCAACGACCTTGCCGCAGCAGTAGGCCGTATGGAAGGCAAGATCGAAGCCCTCACTAGTCAGGTAGGCCAGCTCACCGTGCGCGTTACAGAGCAGAGCGAAGAGATTCACCGCCTGCGCACCAAGCTTGGAGGTATCGCGTGATGGAGAGATGCGCAATCAACTTCATTGCCCGCCACTGGTGGAGACGATTCGAAGTGTGGGTCATCGCGCTGCTGCTGGTTGCTGGTGGGCTGGTTCTTGGTTTCCAGGCCGGCGTGTGGTCCGCCAGTAGCGAGCAAACCAAACAGCTTGCCGAGGTACGCGCTGCGTATGACGCCGCCCTGGGCAAGCGTGATCTGCGCCTGACCAACCTGGCCGAGAAGACCCAGGACGCCGCAGTGAAGGTGCAAGAAGCATCCCACACGGCAGTCCAGGCAGCAGATACAGCCAGCAAGGCAGCCGAGAAGGTCAATGAAGCGGTAGAGCGGCAGACACCGTAATCCGCGGCACGTTTCGCTGAGTCAGCAGGCCGTGTCGTACCTGAGATGTAACGGTCGCGAGGTTCCACTAGAATTTTGCAGATAGGCAGGTCTTCAGAGTTTCGTGTTGCTGTATGAGCAAGATGTTTATCTGAGTTTTTCTTTCCTCGGTCGGAAGGCGGCCAAGGCTTCTAAAGGAGCTCCCGACTAGCTCTTGTTGTAGCTCGCTAATTTCTGTTCGTTCAGGAGCGCAACGCTTAGAGCTATCGGCGAGCGTGGCAAGCTGCAGAGCCTGTCTGGAAAGCTGCTCAATTTTACCATTTGCTTCAGCTAACAGGCTCTCTCGCTGTTCAAGAGCATTTTTGAGGCTAGTGACTTCTGAAGCATTCGCGCTGCTTGATGCGACCAATTCATCAAACTTGTTACGGAGTGACGTGTTGTCTTGCCTGGATTGTGCCGCTTGCTCCTTCAGAAAGTTGTTTTCCGCTTCTATGCGCCCAATTTCTCTTGACTGCTGCGACGAGTACTGCAGGTAACTAAATGCACCGCCTGCGCAGCCAACCACAATTGCAGTGGCCGTAGTTACTACCCACTTGAATGTGTCGTTCACATCGTTGTCCTTTGGCATAAACGAGCGACCCTATACTGATAGCCAATGAACGTGCAAGCCACCTGAGGCCGTCTGATCAACGTGATTTGAGGTTCGCAGACGGCGATTGCAGGTGAAGATCAAAATGATTAGGCCAGCACCTCCCAAACAGCTATTTAAAGATGGCGAGATTAGCGCCTTTGGCATCCGACTCACTCCAGCTCCTGAGATCTGGGACTGGCTCCAGACTGAGATCCTTGCCGACACCGGCTGCATTCACAACCCAGACCACGCCCACCTACTGGATGCAGACATCAGGGTCATGTGGGCGTCGTCGAGCTTCAATAAGCAGGGTCGTACAGTCCTGGGCCAGGCCGAGCAGGTAGCGTTCCGCGCCGGTGGGTGGCAGAAGGCTCGAATGGAGCAACAGATGCGTGACTGGTTCGGCGACGTGCCGGCCTTCA